GGAATAAAAATTTTGCATCACCTACGCTTAAATTCATCCTAAAAACAAAAAAGAGGATAACGTACCGCGAAAGTACATTATCCTCGTGCTGTTATAGGTAAGCAGCTTACACACACTAAACAGCTTGCAAATAAAAACAGAGAATAGTGCTGTCACACACTATCCTCTGCTTTTTATTCCACCAATCAACTGTCACGATTGGACTAATTCTGGTGGAGTATATGTAATGATAGTCGAACAGTTAAGATACATCTTAATCCCAATCCGCTGCATCTGTTGTTCTTTGTTGCTTAAACACATTAATACTTACATATAAAATTATACACCATTTCTATACTGCGAGCAAATAGGTCTGCACATGCAGGCCTATTTTTGTTCAATAGCATAGATTGCAATACTGCCAGCAATAACTTGCCAAAAAATTCGTTGTTGCTCAATGCGTTCTTTCACAGCTTTTTCTTTCTTCAGCTGTTGAGATAATATCCTCAAGGAGTTGTTTTGCTCTGCAATTATCAGTTCTGATTGACTCAACGAGTTCTGCGCACTCTGTAAGCTGGATTTCAGCTCTTTTATTAATTGCTCCTGCTTCTTCAGCTCTTCTTTGGGCATTGTCAACATGATGCTGAGCTGATCTATTTTCCTCTCCTGCTCTATCAACAAGCTCCTCAGAGCGATTAATTTGCTCCGAGATACTAATATCATCTCCTGCTTTTGCACTGTCTCTACGGTTGTCGTAGTATCGGCATAGCAAGGAGAAAACGAAAAACAGGATACAAGCAATGCACAGATAACGGTTACATTTTCCCATTTCATAAGCCCAGATAATGGTGAAGCGCGCCCAAGGCAAAACCAATTACCAGGCCACTTACAAACTCAGTAGACATAACAAAAACCTTAAATTTTTCCATTATACTTCCTCCCATCTGTAATAATTAGGACTATTACCGTTGTCACGGCAATCAACGTGTACAAAACAGCTATTGTAATAACGGCCAATGCCGTCAAAGCCAATCTCTGCAGCCAGATCAGCAAGCTCATTTACGCTAACTGCATCACAGATAATATCAGCAGCATTACCAAGCACGTGTTGGCTGTTAGGCACGCCGCCTACATTGGCATTATGTACCGGGCAGCGATAGCCGCTGGTAACAATAATCGGAGCACCTACACGCTCGCGCAGCTGGTCAAGCTTTTCTAGTAAGACTGTATTAATGCCACCTTTAAGTAAGCAGCCGCAGTGCTTGCAGGCAAACTCTGCATCAGTAAAATATTTCATTATTCTCTACCTCCAATCTTAAAAGCCTTAGTTTCGATTGCCTTGTTTCCCAACTGAACTATCACGAAAGCAAGACATACCCAAGCAAAAGTATCATAGTTTCCCCAAGTTTTTACGCTTAATGCTAAAAACAGACTGACTACAATAAATAAAACCATCGCCAAGACAGCGCATACGCGCCCAATGCTGATGGTTTCTTCGTCTTTTTTTAGCATATTCAATATTTTTTTCATATTATCACTCCCGGCATTGGCAATTTTCACAGCGTTCCTCAATGTGGCGTACTCTAGCATTGAGGGCAGCATCATTAGCAAAAAGAGTCTTAATTTTTTCTTCGCCTCTTGCCAACTCTTCATTGTTTTCGCCGACTTCGTCCTGTACACGTTCCATCGCGGATGCCAGGCGGTCAACACTGATCTGCAATGCATTAATGGATAGCTTTAGCGGCTGCACAATTAAGTAAGTCGCAATAAAAAAGCCACCGCTAGCAAGAGCTGATATAGTTTGTATATCCATGTTTCGCCCCTTCCCATCTCCTTTTATAATTTATTTGAAGGAGATGATAATTTATGAAAAAACGATTGAAATTACCCAACGGCTTTGGCAGCATCACCCGCAAGGCTGATGGCAGAAGGCGGAAGCCTTATGTTGTGCGCAAAACCATTGGCGGCAAACAAATTGCCATAGGATATTTTGCCACATACGAAGAAGCTATTGCGTTCCTCGTAGAAGCAAATAAGAACCCTCATATTTATTCCCCATCCCAAATTACTTTTAGCGAGATGTACCACTGCATGGCTGCTGAAAGATTCTTGAAAATCGCCAAAAGCACTCAATCTAATTACAGAGCTGCATATAAGCATTGCGAAGCACTGTATGATAAGCGCTTTGTAGAATTACGCATAAGCGATTTGCAAGACGTTATAAGGGTAATGTCGGAGAAAGGTGTTGGCTATGCAAGCCAGAAGAAATGCCGTCAACTGCTTCACCATGTTTATTCCTACGCAGTAAAGTATGAATTTATTTCTCCATCAGCTGACATCACCCGATACATTGATATTGATAAAAACAAAACGGTGTATCCCAAAAAGCCTTTTAATGTGCGCCAGCTAAATCGTGTAAGGGCACTGATAACAGAGGATAATCCTTTGAGCTTATGGGCGATGTGCGTAGTTATGGCATGTTACGCAGGTCCACGCCCATCTGAGTTTATACACGTACTTAAAACAGACGTGAAGCTCAGACAAAGATTTTTTATTATCCGAGATAGTAAAACGGAAGCTGGTAGGAACAGAATTGTGCCAATCAGTAAAAAGACTTTGCCCTACTTTCAGCATTGGATGCAGATGCCTGGAAAGACTCTTATAAGCGATGAAACCGGGAATCCCCTAAGCTATCACCAGTACCGCAGCAGATTTGATAAGGTAATGAAAGCTTCTAGGTGCCAGCACACTCCACACGAATGCCGCCATACCTGCGCAACGATGTTGGATAACAAGAACGCCAACGAGGTTGCAGTAAAGAAAATTCTTGGCCACGCCTGCCAAGGTATCACGCAGGGAGTATATACACACAAAGGCCTGCGTGAATTAAAACAAGCTATTGATTTGCTCTAGTGGTACTAATGTGGTACTAATAGCTTAATTAGAAATCCTTGTACCATAATCACCACCGTATAAAACCGTGGGACTAATTTGGCACAAGTATTTTATTGTGTTCAAAAGCCTAAAAAATGTAGGTTTTATGGGCTTACCAAACGATTTTTTCCAATTCGGCAACAGTCTTGCAAGCTAAAATTTTTTCTTTCAAGGTGCGGTACTTTACATGCAAATCGTTGCTGCGAATCGCTACGTTGGCAATAACCATACGAAGATCATTTGCAGTAACGTTCACGCTAGAATTATCAGCTAAAGTCCACGCTATATTAGCTCCCTCGCCCTGAGCATCCAATGCAATAATTGCAGCATTAATTCTATCTCTGCTTTTGTCGTCGTAATCATACAAGTTTCCCTTGTACTCAACCGGTTGCACTTCTTCTGCGTCACGCTCTGCTTTAAACGCTACGATTTTAGCAGCTGCCAAACCTGCCAGCAGCTCTGCGTCTGTAGGTGCTGGCTTTGCGTACACGCTGCCGTCATCAGTGATAAGGTATTCGCCATCGCCGTTGCCAATGAGCTTATTAAAATCGTCATGGCTAACGATGAAGTATCCGTGTTTGAGCAGCTCAGCAATTTGCTCCTCGCTATACTCTACAGCGAGCTTTGTGTCTTTTCTCTGTCCTGCTTCTGGCAGGACAAGGTATTGATTTACTCTTTTGTCATTCATGTTTTTTCCTTTCTACGCCCTTCGGGGCGATTTCGATTTGCAGTGGGGATTAGCGAAGATACAACCACCTGGAAGCGTTGTAAACCTCAACATCAGCTGTGATATTTATTGTATCTCTGTTACGTCTATTGATGGAGATTGGCCTTATATAGTGCTAATAGATAGCACGAAATTTAAGCTTGTGGTTAACTCTCAGAAAGCTTTTTGGATATGTTTAGGTATCGCTGCCAAATCAGTGGGGAAGTAGTAACGTGGTTAATAGAGATACTACGGTAACATACCCTGTCGCATTTAGCGTCTTATATAGCGTTATCGGAGCTCCTAAAAGCAGCAGCAACCTAAGCGGCAGCAACAGCAATTTCGGCATAAAATCGCAAAACAATAGGAGTTTTATCGCCAATATGTATGACAATGGAAATGGTTATGCAGGCTTTAACTGGTGCGCTTTGGGTAAGGCCTAGGCTTTGCCAATGGACAGCCACCAAAAGCCAGCGTAGCCGTTACCAGCATCGTAAGAACCCGCCTGAAACGTCTCGTTGGTCACGTTTGAAACGTATTGACAGCTTTGAGAGCCTGTACAGCCTACGCTGTTGGTTGTTCGTGCTACCGCTAGCACTGCATATGTCACGGATGTAGCTATAGGCATTGTTATGGTAACATTACGCTTGCCGTCCGTACGAACTCCCCACTGCAGAATTAGACCGTTCGCGAACTTTACATATCCATTTTGTCCTAACAAAGCAGCTACAATACCTCCGCCGCCAATAGAATCTGCACAGGCTTTAAGAGTTGCGCCGTCATAATAAATAGATTTGGTGGACGAGCCAACAGCAGAACTGCCAAACAGTGTTTTTACAGCAGCAGCTACATTATTTGCCCCAGTACCACCGCCCTCAACCGGCAGAACTTTATACGTAGCACCGCCGCACAGAGGTAAATCTTGACTGCCTTTAGGGGGAGCTGGCACCATACCACGTTTACCATTAAGATTTTCAGTAGCACCTACCATATCAGCATGCGCCGATTCATCCTCATTATGTGTCTGCATCGCGTTTCCATGTGCTTCAGGATTATTCTCATGTTCACGCATAGATCGTTCGTAATCTTTTTTAGTTAAATAAACAATACTATTATCTATGACAACGTCCAAGTTTAAAGCATTACCAATAACAAACGTCACATTAACGACTCTTTCATCTATAGGAGCAGTTTTATCGTAAATATATGATGCTGTATTTCCTGCTGTAGTATATGCATAAAGCTCTTCTGTGCCATTATCAATCTTAGCCATAATCCCAATTTCGCGATGCCAAAATCCTTCAGTCACATTCTGATTAGATACTCTAAACTGTATCTCAAATTGTCCATTATTCAGGTTGTTATACTTAGCAATTGGTACGCTCAGTCTTTCATTTTTAACGGAAGTATAATTCACCGGATCTTCACCAGGAGCAACCAATCCGTCGCCTAAAGAAACGCGCGTAAAATGTAAAATTTGCCCGCCCTGGCTTTTAGCGATCATATCTTTACCAGCCGCAGTAACAATAACTTTAGCAAATTGTCCTGTATTATTAGCCATATTACATCCTCCTATTTAAATAAATCAGGTTCAATAGTTATTTCATAACCTTGCATTACAATACCTGTAGCAACAGGCTCTGCAGGTTCATTAATAAGCAGATCATAACTAGTATCTGCCATAATGCTAAACTCTCTACATCCAGATACTATTCCAGACACGTTTACATAATCATTGACACCAGAAAATGCTACATACTTCCACCCCAAATGTGCCGGCACAAAAGTTCTCAGTTTTTTTTCTAAATCAACAAAACTAGTTACCTTACCATCTGGCAGCAATATATCAATATAATATTGATCGTAATGCTCAATTACAGAACCGCTTTTGTCAGCAACATACCTATTAATTAACGCAAGCAGAAAGTCTTTTGTAACGGTTTCCGTGCCATTAAGAACATCCAGCACTCTGTTACGCCTTGTTTTATAGTCGAGGGTTTCATCACTTTGCAAACCACAATATTCTTCCCAAAGCTTCAATCCCCAGGTTGCTGTTTTCAGGAAAAGCTGTTCTAAGCATTCCTGTATCTGTAATCGCAATCGTTCATGTTCAGCATTGTCTGCAGCATTTACAGACTTAAATGTAGGTTCTTTGCTCAAAAAATAAGGCAGATATCTTAAAATATCTACCTCATTTTTTCTCAACCATATATTATTCATTTAAGGTCACCATCCCAGCAACAGGAAGCTGTTCAGATCCAACCGGTATATTGACGCTACCATTGTTTATAAGCAAGTCAGAATAGTCTCTCACTCCAGTTATTTCCGGGCTTCCCAAAATAGCCTTGCCAATCTGTGCATATGAAATGCTTGATAATGCAAGAGCATTTGTGCTGAAGTAATCATTTACAACATTTTTAATGCCGTTCACATTACCAACGCCATCAGTAACCTTTAACGAAATATTAACAGTTAGCAATTCGGGAGCAGCTACAGTGCAAGTTGCTCCTATAGGTGCATTGACAGCTATTTTTTCCCTTACTGCTTCCAAAATATTTTCGCTGGCAGCCTGCTTATTTGCGTCCAAAACTAATATCTTCACTGTTCCATTACCGGCCCACAGCGGAAGTACCTTAACCATGCTAACTCCATCTACCGATGTAGCCCACAGTTGGTAATGATAACAATTTCCGCTTGTTGCAGGCTTTTGTACTTTAAACAAGAGCCTATTCAGCAATGCTTCATCGTTTTCCAAATCAAAGCCATCATGCGCTTCAAGCTCGTTGACAACGCCAGAAACTCCGTAAATAGCTACCGGTATTTTGTTTATACTACTAGCTTTAACATTCCCGCCGGCGCCAGCCTCTTTAGCCTGAGCCATTATCTTTATTGCTCCATCACCAGCAATAGTTGCTTCTTTTGTACTAATAAAGCTTACACCACTTGCTGTTGCAAAAACAGAACCTATTGGTACAATCGTTCCTGCTTTTCCTTTAACAGTAAGCTCAACAACAGCTTTTGTAGCCTGCTGTCTTCTTATTCCATGTTCTTCAGCCTTTAAGGTTAAGTATTCTCCCCAACTACTCTGAGGGAATGCAGCTTCCAGCACTAGCATAATTTCAGCATATGCCTTTTCAAATTCCACAGCATTAGCAGACAATGTGTCAAAAGTAAAGCTTCCTTCCACCGTGCTAACACCGCTAGTTTGTATAGATGCATATTCATTTAAAAGGCGATCAAGAATTTCTATTTTAGTAATAGCCTTTTCCATATCAAACCTCTATTCCCAAAGTGTACTTTCCATACACAGTTGTCAGACCAATATTTAAAGTTATTTTTTTATGGTCCTGTGCAACATCTACATTTTCCACACTGACTATATAAGGATTAACCAAAAGTGTATCCTCTATATAGTTAAACAGCTTACTGGCTTCAGAACCATCATTAGGCACCCTGCCTATGAAATGTTCCAATTCAGCACCATAATCATCAAAATAAGCCAAGTGTAAAAAGCGTTCTGTCAGCAGTGCTTTATACGCCCAAACTTTAATCGCTTCATTCCTTCTAAAAATGATCTGCCTGCCTTCTCTATCGTAAAGAAAGCAATTTTTCTTGAAGTCATAAGCGTATTCACAAAATTCCTCAGCAGTATCAATCTTATCGGAACCTGCAGGCCCAAATATAAAGGGATTAGACATTCTAATTACCATCCAATCTTTTAAGTTTACAGAGTACAGCAAATTGTTCTGCTGTTTTCCTGTCTTGTCCGCAAATCGGTATCATAAGCACTTTATCTCCTACGTGCCACGTATCCGTATAAATAATACTATCAGAATAATCATTATCTATATCATGATTATGGCTAGCATATGCTGCTTCACCGCCACCGCCAGCACGATTTTGAGTAGCACTAACAATATGTCCTTTAGCATGCCTAGTATGGCCCTGAAGCCAATATTCATCAATCCATAAATACTGACTCGTAATGGTCATCCCGTTATACCCTATGGCGATATTAGGAGGTACACTTAATATCTCTCCAATAGCAGCAGTTGCCTGCAATCCATTACAGGTCATTTTATTCATCAAATTCAATATGCCATTATATGGATCATTTGCATTTTTCATAAATACCTCACTGGATATAAGTCAAAGTCAAGTCCATCATATGAGTATTATTTTCAAATGTGTGCGTATCAGACTTTATAAGGAAATTTCCTTGCAATACATCTTCTCTAACAACAATAGAGTATCCGGAAACACATTGGATGTTGCCTATAGCATGTAGCTGAGTATCGCTTTCAATTCCATTGAGCAACGACGCCGCAGCTTTATAATTATCAACGCTTTCGCCTTCAACAGGCGGTTGAATCTTATAAATTCCTTGTAATGTTCCATACTCAATAACGTCAGCTTCAGCAGTTATAGCACTTATAAAATTTCCATGATCATCCCACAGCTCAACACGATTTATCATATTCTCAATATTTTCGCCATGGTCAGCACTAGTAACACCTGCAGATGCGTCTGCAATATACTCTTCTAGCAAAGTTCCTTGTTTAATTATGGCCAGTTGTCCATTAATAGACGAAGCAGCATACATAATGCCTGTATCAGCCCTAACTTTAGCCAAAATCATTTGAATAATTTCACTACCGCTTTTCTCATCAGCTACAAAATTAATCAACGTTCCTAATGTTGGATTGCCACCAAACGCCACAATACCAATTTTAGAACATACCAAATTTATTGCATCAGTAGCCTTTGCATTATAGAAGGCCAGACACAGCTTATTTTTAGCCAAATAAATCAGCTGATCATACGCAACAAACTCAAAGGTATAACTATTACCATTACGCTTTCTGCTAAAAATACGGCCATTAAACAGTTCCGCAGATTCGCCATAATCGTCAACATACTCCAAAAGGATAGTACCACCTAGTTTCAAATCTAGCCCAATAAAGCCAGCATCCTTATCCGGAGTATTAAAGGCAATCTCAAATTCCAAGCGTCTAGCGCATTGATCCACGTCACCGCTCCACAGATAACGCAATATATACTCTGTAATATCAATGTTTTTAACCGCCCCAGATGGCGGGTCAGAATATTTACAAACAAGCATACTTTCCTCACAATCTTATAGATACATCACCTATAGTAAGCCGGCAACGAGTGACCTTAAAGCTGTTGGAGGAAGAAATCCCAAGCTTAACTAGATGCTTATACAGCAATAATTTCTTATTACCTTGTTCGCTTATCGGAAATATCTGCCCTACTGCCTCTGATGCTGCATCCATCAAATCCATCCCTGGATAAAGCGTAACATCTCTTTCCTGTAAAGATTCTGCTACCCTGCTAGACAACTGCGTAGTTTTATTAAGCCTGTTACTAGTCGGTAAAATATACCGGTACTCTCGCATGCTCAGGTCAAAATAAACATCTCCAGTTCCGTCCTTTTCACGATAGTTAAGACTATCAATGGTAACAGCAGTATTAATATCGGTACCGCTAATAAGCAGCTTGCATGGTTGCCCCTTCTGAGCAAAGCTCTGCAGTTTTCTTATCCCTTCATATGGTGAATAATAGCCTATAGCGCTAAATTCATATTGTTGTGTCGGGAAGAAGCTGCTAAAGCTAATGGTCATTAGATTACGCTTGCCAAGCATATTTATTTCACCAAGAGCATTAACATTTACGGAGCCATTATTATAGCTCTGCCCAGCTTCATAACTTCCAGGTATTACCGGCAAAACCAAGGCATCCCCTGCACAGCTAACAGTAAAACTGCAGCCATTATTACCGCCAGAGCGTCCAAGCAAGCCGCTTGCTTGTTGGATAAAAGATAAAAATGAAGCCATTAAATAGCACCTGCCTTTAGGTTAATCGCGCGTTTCTGCAGCTGATAGCAAATCTGTTCAGCCACTTTTTTGGCCACAGCTTCAACATCATTAGATCCGTCCATTTTTACATCAGAAAGATAAACATTAATCCCACCACTAATGTTTAATCCACCATTAGAGCGGCCCTGATTATACGCAGCCTTAATGGATTCATCATGTGGAATAACTCTGCTGCCTGAAGGTAAATCAACGATTTCAGCGCCTTTATCATGAATCATTGCAGGCCCGCCACTCCAGCTATCTGTTCCATTAGCCAGATGCGGAATCTGAAGCGGCCCAAAAGATTTTCCACCAACTTTAGGCACCCACGGAGGAATGCTTATCTGTATACCATTAATGCTGTCAACTAACGAATTAACCACTGCTTTGATACTATCAATGGTTCCGTTAAAGACATTGGCAATTTTTTCAGCTATAAGAGCAAAAACATCATAGGCACTTGTCCATACGCCTTTCCATTTTACAGAAAAAATACTTACAAAGAAGCTAATTATACTGCCAAAAACATTTTTCCACATATCACAACAACCAACAAAAAAGATGCTTAGCCCCTTCAGGACATTTGATATAAGTATTTTAACCTTATCCCAATTCTTATAAAGCAAGTAAACTATTGCAATAGCAGCCAAAACAGCTACGCCAACTGGATTCATAAACATAGTCATCATGGCTCTGCCTATAGTTTTAAATGCAGCTATTCCTACGGTTTTAAGCAATTTGAAAGCCTTACATACTCCAATAACAGAATACTGAAGTAATTTATTCTTAATTGCTTGTCCCGACGCAGCTAAAGTTATATCTGCATATAAACCAACAATAGCACCACCAATAGAAATTACATATCCCGCAGCATACGCAAAAGCAGTAAATCCTAGCACGGCCATAGCCACGTTAGCAATAAAAATCTTAGTTTCAGGAGACAATTCATTAAGTCTATCGGCAAGATGTCCAATAGTATCAGCCGCAGCTTTCATTGCAGGAGCAAAGAGGCTCATTGAATTTATAGCCAACGATTCCATACTACCCAGCATAGAGTCAACACTATACTTAACTGTGGTTTTCATAGTTTTAAATTGCCTTTCCGAAGAACCTGCCGCTTTATTTATACTGTTACTCATTTCAGAATATTTTTCCGGGGCGGTATCAATCAAAGATAATAACGCACTATAACCTTCGGTTCCAGCTACAGCCTGAGCTAACGCAATACGTTCAGTATTACTCATGCCTTTCATAGCAATACGCATTTGGTTTACTGTTTTCTCCAGGCCAATAAAGTTACCACTTTCATCTTTTGTAACAACTCCCATCTTTTTCAGGGCTTCTGCAGCAGCCTTAGGCGGGGCAGACAACCTAGTAAACATTGCACGTAAAGATGTACCGGCAGTGCTAGCATCAATGCCCTTATTTTTTATTAAAGCCAACGCAGCAGATAGTTCTTCAATCTGAACGCCCAAAGCATTAGCTGGTGCGCCTGCATACTGCAAAGCGACAGCAAAATCCTGCATGCCTAAACTAGAAACATTTGCTGCCTGCTGGACAACGTCAGCAACATGCTTAGCATTTTCGCTAACATTCTCTTCAGCTAATCCCCAAATATTAAGAGCACTAGTAACAACACCAGATGTAACAGCTAAATCCTCGCCGCTGGCAACAGATGCAGTAAGAATCGGCGACATCATAGCAATAATTTGCGTAGCATTAAAGCCAGAAGCCGCCAAAGAATCCATAGCATTCGCAACAGCTCCAGTAGATACCGGAAACTCTTTACCTAAACTAGCAGCAGTTTCTCGCATGCGCTTCATTTCTTTATCTGTAGCCCCGGCCTTTGCAGCAGCTGTTGTCATAGTAGCATCGAATTCAATAAATGTTTTCGCTCCAGCAGTTCCTATAGCAACAATAGCCGTACTTAACGGCATCATCCTATCGCCTAACGCATGAAGGCTTTTGCCAGTTTTAGCCAGGCCTTTAGATAACCTTTTTGCAGCATTACTAGTTTGTTCAATATTATTGCGGATTCTAGTTAAGCCGCCGGAAACATTATCCCGCAGTCGCATAACAACGTCTATAACCTTCATTGGCTTAACCTTCTTTCCAATTGTTTATTCTCTTCCACTTCTTCAAGAAAAAAGGCGCGGGTAACTAAGCGTTCCCCGCAACCCATATTAAAATAATCTGACGGCTTCCAGTGATGTTTTTTATATAACCAATACATCAGCTGGACATCTCCGTCAGACTTAATCAGTTTTTTACTTCTTCAGTAGCTTCTTTGGTTTCTTCTTCATCAAAGCCAGACAAAGCAGAAATTTTATCAGCTATAGCACTGATTTCGCCAGCATTGAACAGTTTCTCCATCAATTCTTTCGGAGTAACGGCAGAAAATTTTTTCAGCAATTCCGGATTATTAAAGTCAGGGCTTACAACGCCAGCAACAGCAGTCATAATTTGCAGTTTATAAAGGTCTACATTTTGCTTTTTCCCTTTACCAGCAATAGCACTGGTTTGAATTTCGCCATAACGGCGCGCAGGAATAGCTTGCAGAGTAAGTTCAAACTTGCAATCAAGCAATTTGCTCAAACGTTTTACTTCATAGGTAACAGTTTCAGCTGCCAAAATAGTTGATTGGTCAGCCGCAAGAAGAGTTTCAACTAAATTCAATGTTTTCACCTCACACAGCATTATCCAAAATATCAAAATCAGTAAAAGTAAAATCATAATCATCAGTGCCAAGTTTTTTAGCTTCCCAATCCATAAGAGTTAACTTATCGAAGGTAGCGTCACGGATTACGATACGTTCAGAACCGATAGCATCCGGATCATCAAGCTTTGCAATAATGGTACAAGTTGTTTGCTTTGCATGCTTAATATTTTCAGCCATCAAATCAATAAAAAAGCTGCTTACATGATTAAGCTTTACATTACCAGAGCCTTCACAGCCAGTGATTTTGTACTGTTTAAACATACGCTTTACCTGGTTAACCTCTTCCTTGATAAGTTTAATTTCAGCTTTGAAAGCGGTAACCTCAGCCATATATTGGCCATCAATCCAAATTTCACCCTGTGTTCCGCTCATTACCTGAGATGCATTGAAATTATCCATATTAAACCTCCACTAAATAGAAACCGGCAGAATAATGTCTTCCATTGCGTCAAGAATCTTAATCTGAGCTTTAAGGAACACCTTTTTCTTTGTATCCAATTTTTTAATTTCCAAATCGCTCATATCCGCCAGTTCTTCTTTTGTATACAAACCATTGCTAAGCTGGTAATTCTTAACAGCTTCAACATCAATGTCCACTAAAGAATAATCTCGCTGAAGTAAGCGGTCAGCCTCCAGCTGCTTAAGGTAGCCGGTAATAGCAGTAATAAGAAGGCATTTATTATCATAATCATTTGTATATTTGCCAATATATGAGTCCTGCGCAGTATTACGGATATCATCATAAATCATGTCCATAACATCTACAATTTTAATAGTCTGATACCCCTCCTGCTTGCCCTGAGTAGTAGTAATCAAGCTATTTACAGCACGGCTCATTTTATATTTTTTACCATCGTACCAGATGAAAAATTCACCAGCATTTACTTTTTCATCATTTTCGTCCAAGTCATACTTATCGCAATCAATAACCTCTGACAGTGGAGCGTAGGTTGCACTGATCGTCATAGGAGTACCGCAAATCAAGCCTGCAATACGTGCAGTATACTCTGCCGGAGTGTATTCTTTAGTAGCAGTTTTGATTTTTTTATTGGAAAAATTAACGATGCCCTCATAATCGGCAGTGCATCCGGGAAGAACGGCCTTAATCTTCTTAAACTTATTTTCACGATTGGTTTTAATCCAGGTAGATACAGTATCAACAGCAGCCTGTTCGATGGTCGGAATGGCCAAATAGTCCCAACGGTCAGTAGCCAAAATTTTAAGACTAGCATCCCATTTAGTAGCAGCAGCAGAGCTTTCGCTAGTTTCCTGCAACATAACCTTAATCCTATACGGAGTAGTTACATACCCCTTCAGGCACATTCTCAAATATTCCTGATTCTGTTCAGTAAGCTCAGAAGGAATATCATCTGTAGTATAAACAGTAAAAGGATTAGTAATGGCCTTAATCTGATTGCCACCAGTATCTTGATGGTCCGTCAGAAGCTTTGTAATAGATTCCTTCGGTTCCTCCAAAATAAGAGCAACAATACCTCTTTTACTACGTTCAATAGCAGTAATACCAGCTTCTTCGAAGCTGATAATAACGCTAGGCATACCTAACTTTGCCATTTTGCTTCCTCTCTTTCATTTATTTTTACATTAATCTCCAACTCTTCCATAGTTTCGCAGGAAGGTTTAGAGATAATAGCCCTATCTAGATAAGGCAAATCAATCGTAAACTGTAAAATGTCCATATTTTCGCCAGCTCTGTTAAATTCAATATTATTTGTATGTAAATATCGCGACTTTAATCGCAAGCCATTTTCAAACAAGCGGCTAATGCGGTCATAAACATCCAAATAATGCAATTGACTTATGTCAGCATCAGCAGGGAAATAGGTCAAAATTACAGAAAGCTGCTTTTTTATGATATTAACTGTTTGCTTTTCAGATGTAATTATAAGCTTGATAAAGAAGCATGGCTTAGTAAAATTCTCCAATACTTCATCACTATACACCT